CTCGGTGGTCAGGTTACTGGCGTGGCTGGACAATTAACGGATGCACAAGCAGCTATAGATGCTAACGAAGCCAATGCTGTTACTCGCGCTGCCACGGCCCAAGAGTCGAGGGATATTTTGCAAGAAGCCGTATTAAGTGGCCAAGTAGGTTTACAAGATCTGATCGATCAATACGGACAGGCTGGTGCGACTTACTATGAAAATCTCGCTGCCGGTCAAAGTAGTCTGCTTGAAGGTCAAGCGGGATTGCAATCCGGGCTTACTGCTTTTCAAGATCAATACGGTCAAGATTTTGCCGCTCAATCAGATTTTCTTGGAAATATGCAAAACACCATTACAGGTGGTTTTGACCAAGTAGCTCAAGGGCAAGGCGCACTTGGCGATAGTTTAGAGCCTTTTCGGGAGGTTCCTACCAACACTATGCAACAAATTGATGAAAGAGTCCGCCAATTAGCAGACACGGTAGATGCTCAACCCACTTTTGATTACGCCAGAATTGCCAAAGATATAACAGCGGGTGTTGAGCAAGGTATGACAGGTGTAGCTGGAGACTTTGAGGTTGCCAGAGGTAAATGGACCGGGCAACTAGATACTATGCGTAATATTCTTTTGTCTCAAGGCGATACCTTAGATCAAGCTGTACGCCAAGACTACACTGAATTAACCAATGCGTTTGATCAAACTGGACGGCTTATTGCAAATACTGTGGATGAGCAGGGTGTTAGAACTTCCCGTGCCATTGATCAAAATGGAAATCTTCTGATTGCTAAATTTGATGCAACCGGCACACGCATTCTGGAAAACAGTTTAAACATTAACTCAATGTTGGGACAGCTTGAAGCTAGAATGGAGTACCGGGCGGGAGCCAACTATGCGATGGGCAATTTGTCGCCTACGATGAACCGTAGGTATGGTTTGATGTCTCCGTATACGCAAACAACACGCGGCGCATAGCGGCAGAACTAAATCTTTAATCGGGTGGGTCTGATTGAGGGATTTAATGCATCCAGAGAAGATTTCGCCGAATGGCGAACAGTTAATTAAAAGCTTTGAAGGTCTAGCAAAAGTTGGGGATGACGGGCTTGTAAGAAGTTATCGCTGTGCGGCTGGACGCTGGACGATTGGATGGGGTCATTGTAAGGGTGTGCGTAGCGGCATGGCTGTTACGGAAGCCGAATGTGAAGAGTTTTTTAGAGAGGACGTGTCTGTTTTTGAGCATGCAGTCCGAAGGCATATTCAGGTTCCCTTAACTCAATTTCAATTTGATGCGCTTGTTTCATTGGTATTTAACATTGGGGAAGGGAATTTTAGTTCTTCTACCCTAAAGAAAGTATTAAATAAAGGTTTGTATGATGAGGTTCCTGAACAAATCTTGCGTTGGAATAAAGCAACGATTGATGGGACTTTACAGACACTTCGGGGTTTGACGAGAAGAAGAGCAGCCGAAGCAGCACTATTTAGTATGGACGCACCTTTAGCGTCAACTACCGGGGGTACAGATATGCCCCAGAAGGTTGAGCAGAAAGCGCCTAAGTCATTAGCAAAAAGTAAGACAATGGCTGGAACTGGCGTAGCTGGTATGGCGACAGTTTTAAATGAAGTGTCTGCTCAATTAAAGGCGTTGGCCTCATACAGCGACATGCTTCAAATGTTGTTTTTAGCATTAGCTTTAGGCGGCATTGGCTTGGCAGCTTATGCCAGACTTAATGATAGAAAGGAAGGAATACACTAAGTGTTTGGGTTTATAACTGGCAAGATTCAAACAGCAATTATGGCAATTGGAGCAGTCCTGTTGCCTATTTTGTATATTCTAGGGCGTAGAGATGAAAAAGCTATACAGAAAACTGCCGCATTAGAAGATGCTCTGGAGCTAGAAAAGACAAGATCTGAGTTTCATTTATCGATGAGCGAAGCAAAGAATGAGATTGACAACAGTAATACTGATACTTCCCGCGATGCTCTTGTTGAGCGCTTGCGCGACAAAGGTTTATAAGACTGAGTTAGAAATATATTGTCCGCCTATTGTTGAGTATTCAGAAGAATTTAACGAATCTTTAGTGGAAGAACTTATTTCTCTGCCTGTAGAGGATTTTGCTATTGAAAGAACAATTTCTGATTATGTTCGTTTACGGGATTTGATCAAAGTATGTGTGACTGAACGGGACAATTTGGAAAATGGCCGAAGAACAGACTAATACACAAAGCGGTGAGGGAACTCCCGCTGTTGTAGGGTCAGCAGATGCGTTACCGGCGGGTAACAGAACATCATCTGCAACCAACACAACTATCAATACTGGTTATAGTGGTACTCCCGATACTTCTTATAGCGGTAGTCCTCAAACTGCGTCTACCCCTTACGGAAATGTAACTATTGTACCCGGCTATGGCGGTCAATTTGTGGGCGGGGTTGCTGGTAATGCTGCTAATCAACCGGCTGCTGGCACGATCACAGGAGAAGCCGGGCAAGCCCTAACCGATTACAACACAGTCATGTCGGACGGTACTCCAAATGTTGGATTAGAATCCGCGACTAATATTGTAAATGACCCTAGTTCTTTCTTAGGTGAAGAGGGACAACTTTCTAATCAAGATTTTACAGTTGGAACTGAGGGAACATTGTTAGATGGTAGTTCTGAGAATTACCAGATGGATACAGATGGTCTAAACGTTACGTCAGGACAAGGCTCTGTAACAACCGCTGGCACTACGCAAGGTGTAGCTACGACAGTCGATGGCTCAATTGCCACTAACCCCGGAGTTACCTCTTACGAAGCGGCCACTACCCAAGAAGATGTTGAAGGTGCTTTAGGCACGGCGGCTACAGGTGAAGTTAGCGATGAAGCTATGGTATCCGCTGAACAAATTGATATGCAGGGTACTGCTACTGGGTACAACGCTGATGGCACTGTCAATTACACCGGGCAAGCACTGACTCAATTTGCCAGCCAAAACATATCGACAATGATTGATACCAGCACAGTCGCTGGTAAATTGTTGGCGCAAGAGTTGGGTGAAGGAAACTACACCGACACTAAAGCTACAGTAATGGGCCAATTAAATGTTATTTCCTCTCAATTTACTGGGGCTGATGGCCAACCAAAGATCCCAAGTTGGGCGCAAGCGACTGCTAGAAATGTAGCTCGGATAGCAGCATTTAAAGGCATGACCGGGTCCGCCGCTACAGCGGCTATGTCTACCGCCATAATGGAAGCTACCCTTCCGATTGCTCAAGATGAAGCTAGGTTTTTCCAGACTGTTACCTTAACCAATTTAGATAACAAACAACAAGCAACAATTAACCGGGCTAATGTCCTAGCTAAAATGGACCAGATCAACTTAGATGCCCGAATGACAGCAGCGATTCAAAATAGCCGTAATTTTATGGACATGGATCTTGCTAATTTAAATAACGAACAACAAATGGAAATCGTTAATACGCAGTCTCGCGTTCAAGCGTTATTAGAAGATGCAAGAGCTACTAATACTCAGCGCATGTTTACTGCTGAAAATACGATGGACATGCAAAAATACTATGACCAGTTGGGCGCAAATATTGCGATGTTTAATACTGAGCAAGTAAATGGCATGTCACAATTCAACGCCGCTGAAAGCAACGCTACTGCTAGATTCAACGCTGGTGAAATGAATGCGATGAGTATGTTTAATGTTGAGCAAGCAAATATTGCTTCACAGTTTAATGCTCAATTAGAAAATAATCGTGAGCAATTTTATAGGGAGATGCAATATAATATTGATATTTCAAATGCAGAATGGCGAAGGGAAGTTTCTTTAACTGAAACTAAAATGCAATTTGAAGCAGCAGCTTTAGACGTACAAAACATGTTTGACATTAGTACTGAGGCTCAAAATCAATTGTGGGATAGGGCCGACAGTATTCTAGATTATATATGGAAATCCAATGAAACTGCTGCTGATCGTGCAACTCGTTTAGAAGAAGCAAGAATGGGAGCATCTGCTACTAAATCTGCTGGAAGATCAGCGGGTATAGGTAGTGCAGTTGGAGCAGTCGCTGGGGCATTAATTGGTCTATAGAACTTGGGGTGGGTACTCTGAGGTTTAAATGGATGTAGCTAAAATTTTTGATGCACATGAAAGAATTATCTTAATGTGTAGCGGTGGAAAAGATAGCGTTGCCGCGCTGTATTATTTAGAAGATTACTGGGATAAATTAATCGTAGGTTGGGTAAACACTGGCGATTTAGTTCCCGAAGTTGAATCTTTTATGCAAGAGATTAGTCGGACAGTACCCAACTTTATTGCGATGTACTCTGACTCAATTAAATGGCGCAATGAAAATGGCTGGCCCAGTAGAGTTGTTCCAGTAGGAAATACTTTACTTGAAAAGCATATAGGAGGAACGGGTTCTTTTAATGTAACTGCGTATCACAATTGTTGCAAAGCAAACATTTGGGTTCCTTTAAAACAATTGGTTGATAAAACAAAAGCTACAGCAGTTTTAATGGGTCAACGACAAGAGGATGATTTAAAGAACCCTTTAAAAAATGGTCAGTGGAGTGAAGGGTTTCAAATTTTTTACCCAATAAATGATTGGTCTACAGAAGACGTATTAGAATATTTAAAACAAAAAAGGATTTCCCACGATAGATTTTCAGCGGGTGATACATCTATCGATTGTGTAACTTGCACTGGGTATCCGCAATATACCGATAGAACTGCGTATATTAAAAAGCATCACCCTGTAGCCTACAAAGAAGTTTTACGGCGCTGGAATTTGATAGCAGCGGCCAATTTACAAGAGCAAACTGTGCTGCAAAGTGCTTTGAACAGAGGTTAAGATGAAATTTGAAGATGCTATAAGGTTATCTATTTCTAATTTTTTAAATGGAAAATTGCCGGACGAGTTAGGCAAACTTAATGAAGAGGGTTTGACGTACACGCCAGAATGGTTCGATACGTTTGAAGAAACTCTTCAGAAGGAAGAGGAGTTGAAAGCCGAAACTATGGATGAGGAGGATGATGCTCCAAGAAAACCTCGTAAAAAGAAAAAACAACCACCTGTTGAAGAAGGTTTAGGAGGATTAGGCTATGCGTCTTGACGGACCAATTGCTGGAGAAAACTTTACCTCTGATACTAGAAATTATCCGTGGCATCGTCCTCCTGACCTCGTGGAATATGATGAGATCGTAGAATATCTGCTTACTACTGTTTCTAAAAAAGATACCTTGCCGGGAGTAATGTCTTCATTATCTATTGGTAATTCTATTGCTGCCGTTACAGATTATTTGATTTTATCTTCTGTAGGAAATGGTAAATTTTCTATCGACATGGGCTTGTTAGTTGCGGGGCCATTAGCACGATATATTCAGATTATGGCAGACAAATTTTCAGTCGAGTATGAGTTCGGGTTAGAAGAAGAAGAGCATCCTATAAGTACAGATTTAGCGAGATCTTTGCGTCCAGAACCTGAAACAGAAACTGTGGCGAATGTAGAAGAAGAAATGAACTCGGAACAAGAAGCCCGTGCTGGATTTATGTCGCCATTAAGCTCTACAGAGCCTACAGCCCCTAGCGATGAGCAAAACCAAATGCTCGGCGTAGTTGATGAACAAGATGTTGAGGAAACTGACGATGGCTGATTGGGGTACTACGTTTACAAATAGTTTTAATTCGGCGTTTGCTAACGCTAGACGAAGTTCTGAAGCTGACAGAATAGCAATTCAAAAGCCATTTATGGAAAATTTAATGGCAGAATATGAAAGAGCTTCTGACGCTATTCGTGCAAACAATCAAAAGCAAGCGGCATATGCTGCTGCTGGACAACGAGTGGTTGATTCAATTGTCCGCCCAGCAGATTTAGCTGTTGATCTTACCAATGAAGAATTGGCGAAATATGCTGCCGGTTTGGTGGCTCAGTTTGACGGTAAAGAAAATAAAGCTGCTGAAATGTTAAATCAACAGTTAACAGATGGTTTGTTAGTCACTAAAACAGACATTAATAATAGAAAGGCGGAAGTAGCCAACCAGCTTGCGCTTAC